TGGAGAAACCATTATAGATATAACTCGTGGGCAGAGGATGTAGATAAACAAGACTTTTGGACTGATGGAATTGCAGACACAGCAAGAACTCCAAACAAGATAGTTAATTCTTGGTTTTCTCAGTTAGTCGAGAACAGAACGCTTAGAAACTTTGGTATGCATTACTATGATTCATCATTAAAAGCAGACGGTTTTGCTCCATCTACTTTTAACCCTGTACCTTGGGGGTGGTATCCAGTGCCGGGTAAACCAAGTGAAGTATTACAGAAGGTAGATATTCCTGATCTATCAGAATCTTTAGATGAAATGAATTATGTGGTAGAGACGGTGGGTAAAGCTACAGCTACGGGCGAGACTCAACAGGGTGAAGTGCCAGCAGTAGGTACTCCATTGGGTTCTGTTCAATTGGCACAAGTAGAAGCTAAGAAGAGAACTCAAGGGATAGCTAAGTTCTATACTCATGTATGGAAACAAAGAGCATTGAAGTTTGCCATGTTACTTGAAGCCTCCGCAGACAAAATTGATGTTGTAACTGTTTACAAGAAGGGTAGAAATACAAGTGATCTACATCCAAGAGAAGTATCTCCAAAAGACTATTTAACAAAGTCCGGTTATAACATTAAAATTTGGAGTCAAGCAGAGAAGGAAACCCAAGACAGCCAGAAGCTAGAGAAAATGACTGCAGTGGGTACTGCAATGGCCGACAATCCTATTGTTATGGAAGGTTACAAGAGAAAATTACTAGAGTTTGCAGGATATACTCCTGATGAAATTAATCAAGCTATGGAATTTGAAAAGAAGAAGACTGAGCTTATAAATCAAGGTGGCATGATGGGTGCTAATGGTGGTACAATTAGTAATCAGCCAAATGTACCAATACAACAGCCGGTGAAACAATTAACTGCTTAAATATGATAGACGAAATATTAAAAAAATATGGAATAGATTGGAATGATCTAGACACATCAGGTAAATTTAGTGGAGAGAAAGAACAACTACTTAAAATGGCAGAATCTGCCAGAAGTAACACTTTAACTTTAGAAGGAGTTAGATCTCGTATAACATCTATGCGTGAAGGTGTTGAAGAAGAATTATCTAAGACTGATTCAAATTTCTTTACTTGGTTTTTAGGTTGGAAGAAAGATTATTCATTAAAAGCAAGATTAAGAACATATTTATTAATAGAAGGGATATTGTCTAATCCCGACAAGGTAAAACAATCAATGGAAGAGATGGTAGCTAACATGACAAGGATGGGAATTAAATAGTTTGAGTTTTGTGAGTGTGAACGGATAATCGGGCAGTTTGTCTGTTCACTCTCAGAGAACTTAAATAGAAGAAGGTGATAATTATGCCAAAAGTAAAAACAAACAAAGGAATTAAAAAGTTTCCATATACCAAGAAGGGTGTTAAAATGGCCATGAAAGCAAAGATGAAAAAAAGGGGTTGACAAGCGGTAGTTTCAATACTTATAATATTATTATGGATGAATCATCGAGATTAACATTAGAAGAGATACTTAGTAGAGACATTAATTCATTGACTGATTATGACAAAGCGTTTTTAAGAGCAAGAAGGTCATACTTATCAGAGGATCAGATGAAATATATTGTTGATACTGAACCAAAAGTAAATAAGAAAAAATAACATTTTCCTAGGTCTATAAAAAGAACGGCAAGAAATGGCAAATCATATTAAACCAACACAAAAAGAATTAAAAGAAACAGCAAGAATTGCTTTGGAAGAAGCAGAAAAGTTGTCTCAACTACCTCCAGAGGAAGAAAAATCAGAAGAAGAACCGGAAAAAGAAGTAGTAGTTGAAAAAGAAGTTGTTATAGAGCCAGAAGTAGTAGTTGAAAAAGAAGTTGTTATAGAGCCAGAAGTAGAACCTCAAGCAGATCCTTCAGAAGAAGCCAAAGCAAAGTTAAGAGAAGAATTAGAACAGAAGAAAAAAGAAGTATCCTCATCCGCAAGAGAAGCACAAAAACTAATAGCTAAGAACAGAATAGTTAATTCTGCTATAACAGAAGCAAACACTATCCCAGATCCAACAGAAGAGGAGTTAATGAAGGAGTTTATTGATTGGGATATTATGACTGATGATCAAAAAATAATATCAAAGGAAGTTGTTATTAATAGAAATTTCAGAAAAAGATTATCTGAAGGGGCAGAACAGGCCAGTAAAATTGAAATATGGAACGATACAGTAGAGAAATATGCAGAAGATCCAAAAGTTTTAATAGATAATCCAGAACTTGAGGGTAAGGTAGAAGATTTTAAAGAGTTTGCATCAAAGGAAGAATACAATAGTATTCAGTTTAATGTATTAATTTCGGCATTTTTACATGAGCAGTCTAAAAATAAAGTAGAACATAAAGGATCTCAATTTTTAACAGGTAGTGGGGGGCATAATGATCCAATTAAACCAAAATCAGATAAAATAAGTATTGATGATGCCAGAGTATTAAGAAATACTGATTATACTAAATATAAAGAGCTTTTAAGGGCAGGTAAAATTAAGTTGGATGAGTTTTAAGCCTATATTGCTCCATTTTTCCCTATTGACAACTAAATATATAAGCGTATATTTATTAATAGATAACTCCTAAGTCCTCAAGGAACGGTAAAGTAAATCTACAAAACTTTACCATATGTCAGCATACGGAACAAAATTAGCAGAAGGATTCTCAGCAAAAGTCATGACACAAGTCTATGACAGAGATTTAGTTAGTGAAATCGTAAACAGAAACTATGAAGGTGAAATTAATGGGGTTGGATCAAAACTCAATATTCTAGACTTTGACAAAATTTCAGAACAGACATACGCAAATACTACTCTTGTTGCAGAGTCTATAACAGAAAACAATGGTCAATTAGTAATTGATCAATACAAATCCTTCTATTGGAAAGAAAAGACTCTTGCAAAATGGTTGTCTTATATTAAAAATCCTCATGCAACTATAGTAGAACAGGTTGCAAATGAAAGATCGAAGAATATGGATACCCACGTCTTAGGTAAATATGCAGATGTTGGTGCAGGTCATGTAGTGGGAACTGATTATATAACTGGAACAGTAACAATTACGGCAGTAACAGGAGCAGTAGTTGGATCAGGAACAACTTTTACTTCAGCAATGGTTGGTAGAGGGTTTAAAGCAACTGGTCATTCAACATGGTACAGAGTTAAAACTTTTACAGATACTACAAATATAGTAATTGAAGATGATAAAGATGATGTAGACACAGCATATACAGGTGGGACAATCGGAGGTGGCACAGCTTACACAATCAACGGGGCAACAAATTTAACAATTACAGCAGGAACAATTCTTAACAAAGTTGCAAAAGCAAAAGAGTTACTTGACCTTGCAGAGAAAAATGGATATTCAGCAGTTCCAGATACTGATAGGTTCTTAGTAGCTCCTCCAGAGTTCTTTACAATCTTGACTCAAGGAACAGGAATAGCTTTACACGTAGATGCAGTATACCAAGACCTTGTCGTAAAAGGATTTATGGGTGAATTACAAGGATTTAAACTATACAAGAGTAATAGATTAACAGGAGACAATACAGATGGATACAGATTACTTGCAGGACACAAAAACTGGTTGACTTTCGCAGAGAAAGTACTTGATTCAAGAATGGAAGAAGATTTAATTGGAGACTTCGGAACAGCATATAAAGATCTATTTGTATACGGAGGAAAAGTAAAAGATATATCAAGACACCAAATGGTAGAAATATTTGCAAAGTTCTAAAATTGAAATAGAGAGTAGATAGATTAAGGCCTAAAGTTAAAAAAGCCTAAAGTTGGAAAGTGAATAACTTTAGGAATTAATAACAGAAGGTCTTTTTTATTGTATAATAATATATGGCAACATTTTTAACAAAATTAGATTTAACAGAGAGACAGAAAGCAGAACTCAAGAGAATTGAGGCTATTTCTAGTGCATTTAGAACAAATAATGAAACAGCTTTCTTAACAGCTCTTGCTCCTTATAGAGTGAATAGGGTTTTGAGATGGGATACTACCCAAGTTCAATCTCCTACAAACGAAACACATTTGTCTACTGATAATATTTTAGAGGCTGAAGGTAATAATATTCCTACAGGGTTTTCAGGGTTCAAACAGGGTGCAGTCTTTTTTAAGTTAAATAAGTCCGGAA